TTATGGGCAGATACCGATGACAACAATCAGATTTATGTAAGAAATGCATCTAACAATGGTTGGGTAAAAGCCAGAGATTCTTCTTTGGTTACTTTGTATAACTCACTAAGCTCAACTGTTTCTACAAATAGCACTAACATTGCTACAGCTCAGGGAGATATTGTTACTTTAACAACTGATACCTCAGCTAATGCAAGTGCTATTTCAAGCTTAACTTCCACAGTTAATAGCAACACATCAGCAATAAGCACAGAACAAACAACTAGAGCAAATGCAGATAGTGCCTTAGCTGCTGATATAACATCACTAACTTCTACAGTGGGTGGTAACACATCTTCTATCACAACTAATGCTACAGCCATATCAACATTAGATGGCAATGCTTCTGCTGGTTATGTATTAAAGCTTAATGCTAATGGCAAAGTGGCTCAGATGGTTCTTGGTAGCAATGCATCTTCTGGAACAGGTGCAACAAGTATTGTTGCTTTCTTGGCTGATACATTCAAGATTGATAATGATGCAGGATCAAGTGTATCTCCTTTTATTGTTAGTGGTGGTCAAGTATTTATTGATAATGCAAGAATTACTAACTTGGAAGGAAGCAGGATTGATGTTGATACTTTAAATGTTAAGCAATTTGCAAATACTAGCTCAAAAATTATTAGTCATTTGCCAGCAGGAACAAAATTTGATTTAGGTAGAGATGGTCAGGCTTATGTACAAAGAACTGGAACTTACACAGGAAGCAATGCTGCATTTATACCAGTAACTATTACTGATGTAAGAAATAATGCAGGTTATGTAGCAATATTCTCAGGCGTTCTTGGTGATGTAAGTGGTGGCAGGGTGCAATATTCTTTAAACAATTCTACATGGGTTAATGCTAATGGTAATACCAATATCTCTTGGAGTGCTGGAACTTATAGGGGTTATACCTATGTTTACACAGGTCAAATAACAACTTTAAGCACATCACAATCAACTGTTTACTGGAGAGTTTATTTCTCAGGTGGTTACAACCATACACAATTATCTTTAAACGTAATGATGGATAACACACGATAATGAATACTTTTACTGTTTATGATTTAGCAACTGGTGAAATAGAATATTCAACAACAACTGTTGCAGCAATAAATGAAGTTGGCTTGCAAGAAGGTCAAGGAATTATTGAAGGAAATTATCAAGCAAGCGAACATATTGTTGTTGATGGCGAAGCAGTTGCAAGAACAGACAATATATTAGAAATACTAAGATTAAAAAGAGATGCTTTATTAACTGAATCAGACTGGACTCAAGTCAACGACAGCCCTTTATCAGACACAAAAAAAGCAGAATGGGCAACATATAGACAGGAGCTAAGAGACTTACCATCATCTCATCAATCAACTACAAATTTTGATGATGTAGTGTTTCCAAGTGAACCAGATTAAATATACAATAGGACAGAGGTAAATTAATGGCACAACACGATTACAACCTAGCCAATCAAAGCGGAGCTGACTTCAGGGCTGATTTAAACAATGCTCTAGCAGCCATAGCTACAGTCAATTCAGGGGCTACTGAGCCTTCAACTACCTTTGCCCATCAGTTATGGGTAGACACAGCAAATAGCGTTCTTAAAATAAGAAACGCTGCTGACACAGATTGGATTACATTTGGCGTAAGTATTAGCTCATCTAATGTTCTTACAGGTAACTTAACAGGTGATGTTGTCGGAGATGTTACTGGAGACTTAGTTGGAAATGTTACTGGTGATTTAACAGGCAATGCTGATACAGCTACCACATTAGAAACAGCAAGAACTATCTCTCTATCAGGCGATGTTGTTGGTTCAGTCTCTTTTAATGGTAGTGCTGATGTAGATATATCTACAGTTGTTCAAATTAATTCTATTACTCTTGGAACTGATACCACTGGCGATTATGTAGAAAGCATATCTGGTGGTACAGGCGTAACGATTACAGGTGGCACAGGCGAAAGTTCTACACCAGTTGTTGCTATTGGTCAGGCTGTTGCTGTAACAAGTGATGTTACTTTTAATACTATTACAGCAAGCAATGAATTTATAGGTGATTTAGAGGGTGGCATTAGATTTAATGCTAAAGCTGATGGTGCTTTATCTGCTGGAGATGTGGTTTATATATCTGGAGTTTCTGGAGATGTGCCAACAGTAGCTCAAGCAAAAGCTGATGATGCATCTAAGATGCCTGCTTTTGGATTGGCTTTATCTGATGCAAATGATAATGCTGCTTTGCAGGTTGTAACTTTTGGAACAATAGAGAATTTAGATACTTCTGGAGTTTCAGAAGGTCAGATTCTATATGTCTCAACAACAGCAGGTGCATATACAACCACAGCACCAACAGGCGAAAGCTCACAAATACAAAACATAGGTAAGGTAATTAGAAGTCATGCTGCTGCTGGTTCAATTAAAGTGGGTGGTGCTGGCAGATCAAATGCTACACCTAACCTAGATGATGGCAAAATATTTATAGGCAATGGCTCTAATCAATCATCAACATCAACATTAGATACTTCTATAGTTCCAGAAAATACTAATCTCTACTGGACTACAGCTAGGGGCGAATCTATGTTTGATACTAGATTGGCTACTAAATCTACCTCAGATGTTCAAGAAGGCTCAAACCTTTATTATACAACTGTAAGAGTTAATTCTGATTTTGATACTAGACTTGCTACCAAATCTACCTCAGATGTTCAAGAGGGCTCAAACCTCTATTATACCGATGCTAGATTTGATTCAAGACTTGCTACTAAAGATACGGATGACGTTCAAGAAGGGTCAAACCTCTACTATACTCAAGCAAGATTTGATTCTGCTTTTGCCAACAAAACCACATCTTCTTTAACAGAAGGTACTAATTTATATTACACAGATGCAAGGGCTAACTCTGCTATTGATACTAGAGTTACCAAAACATTTGTAGATAATTTGGGCGTTATAGCTGGCAGCGTACAAGCTGACAGCGTTGCTTTAGGCACAGATACTACAGGCAATTACATTCAAACTATTACAGGAACTGCTAACAAGATTACAGTTACAGGCTCAGGCAGTGAATCTGCTGATGTAACTTTAACTTTGCCAGATGATGTGCAAATAGCAGATAGCTTAACAGTAGCAGGAAATTTAACTGTTAATGGCACACTAACATCATTAGATACAACAAACTTAGACATAGAAGATAACTTATTCCAGCTTAATGCAGGATTAACAGGCAGCCCAGTCAATGATTCTGGTATGTTGATTAATAGAGGTGATCAAGATAATGGCATCTTTATGTGGGATGAGTCAGCAGACAAATTTACACTAGGTCTTACTACAGCCGATGGCAGTGCAACAGGCAACATTACCCTTAATTCTCTTGGTACTTTGGTTGCCAACATTGAAGGAGCAGTAACAGGTAATGTAACTGGTACAGTTTCAGATGTTTCAAATCACGATACTGATGATATTGGCGAAGGTTCAAGCAATCTCTATTACACAGATGCTAGAGCAGATGCTAGAGTTAATTTACAAACAGGAGCAAATTTAGATTTAAGCTCTAAATCAACATCTGACTTATCAGAAGGCACTAACGAATATTTCACCACAGCCAGAGCAAGAAGTTCTATCTCTGCTTCTGGTGATTTAAGTTATAACAGCTCAACTGGTGTTATTAGTTTTACAGCAGCAGCAGCACCAGTAACCAGTGTTAATACACAAACTGGAGCTGTAGTATTAGACAGCGATGATATAGCTGAAGGCTCTACTAATTTATATTACACAGATGCTAGAGCAAGAGCTGCTATATCAGAAAACTCTACACAGCTTTCATATAATTCAACCACTGGTGTTCTGACTTACACTCAAGGCGATACAGATACAGTTAGCGAAGGTTCAAGCAATTTATATTACACAAGTGCAAGATTTGACTCTGCCTTCTCTGGTAAATCAACCAGTGATCTTTCAGAGGGTACTAACCTCTATTACACAGACGCTAGATTTGATACTAGATTAGCCACAAAAGATACAGATGATGTCTCAGAGGGTACAAGCAATCTTTATTACACAGATGCTAGAGCTAACTCAGCCATTGATGCTAGAGTTACTAAAACTTTTGTTGATGCATTAAACGTAGTTGCTGCATCTGCTACAGGCAATGCAGGAACAGCTACAGCCTTAGCCACAAGCAGAGACTTCAGCATTTCTGGTGATATAACAGCATCAGCAGTTGGTTTTGATGGCACAGGTAATGTGGCTCTATCAGCAAGCATTGATGCTAATACAGTTGGCATCACAGAAATTGATGTAACTGATGGCACAAATGGTCAAGCATTAGTAACAGATGGGGCTGGAAACTTATCTTTCAGCACAGTGGCAGTTGACCAAACATTAACAATTATTGGCAGAAGTGCTAACATAGACATAGCTATAACCAGTGGCACTCTTGTGGTTCAAGGTAGAGCTGGCAATATCAATATCGGAGTATAAGAACAAATGGCAGACAGATTTCCCTTAATAGTAGATGGATCAGGAACACCAGCAATCAAAGAGATTGTTAGTGGTGATGTGCTTGATTTAACTGGCTCAACAATAAAAGCAATATCAGTTGATGGCACTAGCACCTTTACTGGTGTAGCAACTGCATCAACTTCAGCAAAAATTACACAAGTTGCAATCACCTCAAGCTCTAATGCAGTAGCTTGGGATGCATCTGCCGCAGCAAATGCTTATTATGCAACCACAGAAAATACGACTTTCTCAGCACCATCTAATGCTGTAGAAGGTGCAATTATTTCTGTAGAGATAGCTCAAGGTGCTACACCTTACACAGTAGCTTGGAATACAGTATTTGAATTTGCAGCTAGTACAGCTCCTACTGTTACAGCCACAGCCAACAAAACTGACATCTTCAGCTTTAGATATAATGGCAGCGTGTGGCAGGAAATTGGCAGAGTTCAAAACCTAGCACAAACCTAATATGGAAACGCTACAGCGTACAGCAAACAGAGGAAGCATATCTACTGGGTATGATATTGATAACTCTTTGAAGTTAGAGCCTGATAATACTGAGTATTTATATAAAACTCAAAGTAATGGAAATAAAAAAACTTGGACTTGTAGTTTTTGGTTTAAAAGAACTGAACTAAATGATGCTGACTTTCCTGCTTTTATATCT